TAGACCTTCCAGCAATACCTGTTGCAGTATCATAGTCTTTTTTATCTGTGTCGTGCTGTATATAAAGAGTTCTATCAAATGCACTTAATACATAAGCCTCTGCAATTTCTGGGTCTTCAATACTTGGAACAACATCTATTTGGTGCATCTTCATTACACGACAAATTAGTTTTCCATCTTTTGGAACAATCATTCCGATAGTTTGATCTTGATAGATATAATTTTTGTTAGCCTTGTTAAGCTTCATATCTAACTTCATATCTTTATAAATAAGTTCAAGAACCCCTGTTTGTTCTGGTGTTGTATCTGTAAATCTTCTTGTTGGCTTTCTTTTATATATTGTAGCTTTTTTATCGCAAATTGCTTTTTGAATATTGATGCTACTTACAATCGGCATTTCTTTAACAGAATTTAATTCCAATTCACCTTGCAGTTTTTCTTTAACATATTGCTCTAATCTTCCACCAGCAACTTCTGAGCTTTTTAAACTGACTTGCTTTCTTGCTTTATTATTTTCGCTGTTAATGTTGGCAATCAATCTTTGTCGCTCACCTTGGTCTAGTAATTTAATCATCTATACATTCCTATTTTAACTGGTTTTTGGTTTAGGTATTTCGGATCATGCTTATACATGAAATAGTATCTAATCATATCGCAAGCGTCATCATCTTCTTTAACTGGGTTTTCATTCTGTATTATTCCGTCTTTCTCAGGATATTTATATCTTTTTAATCCGTCAATTGATTCTGTGCATAAATGCCCGACAAAAAACCTAATCTTATCTTTTGCATTTTTTATGTATGATCTAACAACAGCACAGCCAGCATTTATTCTTGAAGTTCTGTACTTAAACCTTACTCCATGATTATCTAAGAACCATTTAATATTTGATTTACCAGTTTGTTCTCGCTCTTGATTTCCAGCAATGTCGCAGATATATTCTTGCACGCCGTACGGTCTGCTTGCAATCCACTTTGCTAAATCTTCCAATTTAACTTTACTTTTTATCATTTCATCAATTAAATAAACTTCATCTTTTTGCGGATCATATTGAAACATACCAACAGCCATTGGATGCGACCATCCCCAGTCAACACAACAAACAACTGGCAACGATGGATTATACATAAGATTATGAACAATATTATCATCGCTAAAATCTGAGTACACTGCATTCTTTGGTATAACATCCCAACATATTTCAAACATGGCTCTAAATGTTTGTGGGTCTAGTAAGTTTCTGTTTCTTTCTAATTCTTCTTGCGGGTAATATGGGTTGTCTGATGTTCCCCATTCATGGCAATCAAAAGTATCATCTATCTGTTCTTTAAAATATTTATAAGCCCAGTGTTGTTTAGGGTTAACAAATTGAACACCTAAAGAACCAGTGCAAATTATATAGCCCTGTGAATCTGAAACCCTTGCTAAACATTCTAAAAATAATTGTTCTTTTATCTGAAATACTTCATCTATCCAAATCCAATTTGCTTTAACACCTTCTATTCTTTCTGGTCTATCGCCAGACATTCCATATATTAAAGACTCTTGACCTTCTTTGGAATCATGCCATTGCATCATAAGTGGTGCTTGCCATTGCTTTGCTACTAATCCGCATGGCTTTACATAAGCCTCAAATTTTTTCCAAGATAATCGTTTTAACATATCATTTGTCGGTGCTATTATAACGCCAAGATATGGGTCAATTCCATTTGGTTTGTAGTTTGGTTTTTCTTCTTGAAGTATTGCAGAAGCTATTGCACCGACTTCTGTTTTACCACCACGCTTTCCAGCAAAAGCACCACGAAATCTTTTCTTTGATAATAAGAATGTTTTTTGTTTATCAAAAGGTTTGAATACTAAGTTTGACAACTATTCCCCCATATCGATAATTAACTTTTTTGTTTCTTCGCTAACGCTATGTTCGTTTTCTACTTTAGATTTGTCGCCGTATTCTTTATAAAACCTAGTCTTTAGTGCAAATATCAAACATGCGGTGTCGATTTTCTTTGTATCTATGCCTTGGCTTGATAAGTCTTGACCTGCTATTTTTGCCATAAGCCTAGTTTCTAGGAACTTTTTTGCAGCCTCTTCGCCGTTTAGTTTTGCATCTTTAAACTCTGGGTACTTATCAACCCACTCGTACATCGCTGTTCTTGTTACGCCACATACGGTGCTAAATGTGCTGAAAGAGTGACCTTGACTCATGTGTTTTACGAGCATCGCGCACCACTCTCTTTTATAGTGTAAAGTATTAGCCATTGTTTAAACCCTTTATTTTTTCTTTTTTACGTTCAAGCTGGGCTTTAAGTTTACCTAGAGAAACTTTCCTATCCCTTGCTTGTCGTGTCTTTACTTCTTTTAACCTTTCCATTTCATCTTCATAGGGGTAGCAGTTTTTAAGTTGTGTCATGGTGTAATTTACAATGCTAGACCTATAAGAATTATCGTTAGCAAACTTGCAAGGCATAACACCATGTAAAATATCTTGCCCCCTAAAGAACGTCATCCACCCATCACCCTGTGATAATGTAACACCTAACTCAGGGCAAACTAAATGACCGCCGCTTACGCCTGACCTAACAATAAGAACATTGCTTAAGTCGTTTTTATTGTTCCCAGAATCTTTATGGTATTTTATAACTTGGTTAAGGTTCACATTAACATTAGACCAAGGTGTATCAACAACTAAGTAATCGCTATGCACTTGGCTCTTAACATCTTCTATGGCTTTTTTGTAATGCACAGGTAAAATTGTTTTGTATAATTCAGAAACCAGTTCGTTATATTTAAGAACATATTTGTAAAGTTCTTTTTCTTCGCTGCATTTTTTACTGAAACGACAATAGTCTTCTCTTATAGGGTTTCTGGGCATAACACCAAACACACTAGACATTTGTGGTAAGCCTCTTCTTGTTCTGCTGCTCTTTGTTGCCTTAGTGTTTACACTAAAATACCTAGCTATATCTAATATTTCTTTTGGTGCTTTCATATACTTTACTATTAACTCACCATTAGGTGAATATACTTCACATTCGTAGTCAACGAACTCACCAATTATTTTATCTGGTATATCTGTTGGCTTATATTCAGTCTCTAGGTATTTTTCTAGGTATATTTTTTTCATTCTTCAATGCCCAGCAATTCCCATATTATTTGTGGGTAAGTTGCAGCACCATTTAATGCCCTATAAGTTTCTAGCGCCCCTATTACTTTGTCGTAATCTTCCCTATTGTATTCTAGTTTTATTTCTAAAAATTCTTTGTCTAAGTATTTTTCAAGCTTTTCTTCTGGTGTTGCGCCGTTTAGCTCTGGTTTAATTACTTCAAAGTTTTTTATATCAAACTCTATCCCTAATAAATGTTCATCGCTTATTTCTAGTGACTCTATTTCTAAATGAACACTATGTAAGTCTAACTCTGACCACCGAGCAATCTCATTATCTGAAACCAAATAAGAATATTCCTGTGCTTCATCTTTAAAGTCTTGATAGATAACTGGTAGTTTTTCTAAACCTAAGTTTATTGCAGCCTCTAAGCGACCATGACCGACTATTAAAAAACCAGTTCTGTTTGAAACAATTAATGGATTTCTAAAACCTTGGTAAGTAATTAGTTTCTCTAATCTTTTAATTTGTTCAATGGAATGGCGATTTGCATTTTTTGGATTTGGAATAATAGAATCAATACCAACTAACGTGATAGATTCACTTTTTATTTCTGACATGAATTTACCTTCTGGCACAGCCAAGCAAGTTTGAAGCACAGCTTCTTTTTATTAATCATTGCCGAGCTGTTTTAGTATGTCAAATTTTTGAAATAAAAAAACCCCAAAAGAGAGGTGAATAACTTTTGAGGTTTTACTGCAAGATCAGTATAGGCAATCTGGTTTTAATTAAAAAGCCCACAATACAGTTATTAATAAATAGCACTAAACTATTGAACTATCAAGCCAGAAGTGAGCTTCTTGTAATTTAACGTAAGCTTGGTTTAACATTGCATCTTCGTCATCAAACTGTGCAAGGTATTCTATTATAATATCAATCATTTGATTGCAGTAATCCAAATCAAAATCACTTGATTGAGTTATAAATAATTTTCTAAAGTTATCTATTTGAGATTGAATTCTTTCTTCGGAAGTCTGTGCAAATGGAACGACATATAAATTGCTCATTGAATAAGTATAGACCAATGCAATGAGCCATTTAAAGAAATTTAAGTTTGACTAAAATAGTTATTTTATAATTCTTTTTTGTTTTCTGATGCAATGCAGTCATAAGCCTTTTGAGTTAGACCAAGTGCTGTGCTAAGCT